CTATCACAGTATATGAAATCACTGAATATACAGATAAAGATGTCAGAGAAATGTTCCGAAGGCTCAATTCAGGGAAACCGTTGAATACATCACAGAAGCTTACACCTGATATGTCGGATGAACTCAGCAATGCTATCTTTGATATTATTTCTCTTCCATTTTTTGAAAAGAGATTGACATCTGCTCAGTTGAAGAGTTCAGTCGATCAGAGTATCGCACTTGAAACACTGATGCTCTGCTCTACTAATAAAGATAATGATTTTGCTTCATTTAGAGGTAAAGACAAAGAGAATTTTATCGAGTTCTATAACAATCAAGTTGAACCTGAAAAGATTGAACTTATTAAAACTGCGATTAATAAATTGGATGAATCTCTTGAGGAAGATATAAAAATTCCTAAGACGAGTATTTCTGTATTATGCTTTGCAGCATATAGAATTTGTAAGGATAAGAAGAGTTTTGAGAAATTTGCTTTGAAAGTGAGCGAGTTTTTATCAACTTATGATAACAATACTGAATATAAGGATAAACTTATGAATGGAACTAATTCTTCTGAATCAGTAAGATTTAGATTGGATTATTGGAGAGAAATTTTAAAAACTTTATAAGGAATATAAAATTGTATATATGTCATAAGAGCCAATTACTTTGTAGTTGGCTCTTTTATTGTGCACATAATTAAGGATTAAAAGGAATGAAACAATCAAAATTATTTCCATGCTACTCTATTCCACTTCGAGATTTTTTAACATCTCATGGAATTAGATACGAGCTAGTAGGACTGCATCCTGAAACACATAAAATGTTTTGGGTTTATATTAAAGATGAAAAATTAAATACATTAACGTCAGAGTGGTCAAAAAAATGACTGCTCTTTTTTATTGCAAATTTTTAATTGAAAGTGAGGAATTATATGAGGAAAGTATTTTTTGATAATTTACCTAAAAGAAAAAGTGGACAAATATTGTGGAATAAAAGCATAGGGCAGGATTTGCACTTTATATATGAAGAAATAGAAGGGCTTATTAAAATAGTAGATTACAATACTAATGGAAAATATAATATAGTTTTGCAATATAATGACAATATCAAAAGTTTAACAAGTAATGATTTGTTAAAAGGGAGAATTGCAAGATTAATTAATTACAAAAAGCAACATAAGTATTTATATAATATTAATGATACTATTAAAGATAATAATAGAGATTTAAAAATAATTGGTTATAAAAATAAGCGAGTTAATAGAAAAGATGGAAAAACAGAATTGGTTTATGGGTATGATATTTCATGTAATATATGTGGTTGGGATAATGGATGGATAGCTGAAAAGATCTTAAAACAAGGTTGTGGGTGTCCTTGTTGTGCTTCTAAAATTGTTGTGCCAGGAATAAATGATATAGCAACAACTGTTCCTTGGATGATTCAATATTTTCAAAATGACGATAAAGAAATAACCAAAAAATATACTAAATGTTCAAGCCATAAAGTATATCCTATATGCCCATATTGTCATAAAGTTTCTAAGAAAAAATATTCTATTTCAGATATATATTCAAATAACGGATTTCTATGTTCTTGCTCAGATTCTTTATCAAGGTTGTCAAAATATATGAGAAGTTTATTGGATCAATTAATAATTGAAAAACAGATTGATTTTTATGATACTGAAGTTAAATTTGATTGGTGTACATATTTTAATATATATAAAAATAAACAATGTTATGGCATCTTTGATTTTGTAATTGAAAGCAAAAAACTTATTATAGAAACCGATGGTGGTTTTCATAGAACAAATAATTCAATGAGTGGACAAACAAAAGAAGAGTCTATTTTTATTGATATGGAAAAAGATAAATGTGCAAAACAGAATGGATATATTGTTGTACGAATATCTGATGAATTTAGCATTAAACAATCTATAATAAACAATTTTGATAGTATTTTTGACCTAAAAAATATTTCATGGTCGAAATGTGAAAAAAATTCCTTGAGAAATTATCATGCAGAAGCTATGAAACTAAAAAATGATCATCCTGAATACACTACTTCAGATATATCAAAAATACTAAAATTGGGTGAAACAACTATTAGACGTTGGCTAAATTGTGGTGCTAACGCTGAAATATGTTTGTACAATGCAGAACAAGAAAGAAAACGTGCAGTATTTCACAAGGGAGATATCCCAGAAAATATTAAATCTATTATTTGTCTTAATAATGGAATAAAATTCAAATCAGGGGCTGAATTATCTAAAAAATCAAAAGAATTATTTGGACAATACTTTTCAAGATCAGTAATATCCACATGTTGTAATAGAAAAGTCCAAGATATAAAAGGTTATATTTTTAGATTTGAAAATGACTTAACAGATACCGATAATGAAATATTATTAAAAAACACAAATAAAGAAAAATTAAAAAGTATTAACAATAAAATACTTAAAACATTCGACAAATTTATTGAACAAAATCCTGATGTAGATATAGAATTATATGATTTATTCTTAGAAAGGAAAAGATGTATTGATGCATAAATTACTATGTTAAGGGACGCTTCGATTATTGGAGAGATATTGTAAGACAGCTTCAGTAACTATGCTATTTAAGAGTAGTCGGTTGGCTACTCTTCTTTTATTTCTCAGCTAAAGAATCAATTAAAATTTTCCATTCCCGTTCGTTGATTACTACCGCTATACCATCTTTAGTTTCTATCTCAAAGAATTCATCATTATTGATCACATTTGATAATAATTTTTCTGCATTCTTTTTTAATTCTTTTGTATTAACTATTCTCATCTTTTTGTAAACCTCTTCTATAAATATTGAAATGCTTTGTACACTCTTTTACATAATTTACCATAAACTACTATTAAAATAAAGAGAATAAGTATATAACGGTAAGTTTGTTTGTATTAAATAATTTTGGATCAGCACAGTATTATTAAATTATTCTTACAAACATAAGTTCTTATTGTAGTAATTTGAAAAATTTGGTAATATAAGGGAGGTACTTATAAAAAATGAAACATTTAGGAGCAAATATCATGAAGAACAATCAAATGAAAGTGGTACATGATGATGATTTGGAACGCTTGCTAAAGTCTTTAAATGTTTATGAAGATGTATGTAATGGCAAATATGAGTGCTTATTTTGTCATAATAAAATTACATTACAAAACATTGATGCAATCGTACCATATGAAGGTTCGGTGCAATTTACATGTGATAATCCAGATTGTCATTTACATTTAATAGGATGGAAGTAAAATATGGAAGTAGTTATTCAAGAATTAATTAAGTTTTTATCAAAAAATGGTGTTGCAGTAACCAGTATATTTTGGATTTTGATAATTATTATAGGGATTAGCCAAATAGATAATATACTTTTGCTTTTATCTAAAATATATGGTTTATTCGCGTCAGCTTCAACAAAAGCGAATAAAAATCAAATATCTTTAAAAGTTAGGGGAACTATTTTAAAGTCAGTTAAAAAACAAGGGTTGCATAATACTAATATTATACCGGATGATTTGAAAGTGGTTTGGGTTAATGAAGAAGCCTGTGAATCTTTTATTGATAATCAACAGGTTATCGTTAGGATAAAACAATCAACAAACCCTCATGAAAATCTAATTGTTGCAGTATCAGAATATATCAATAGTGGTCTTCTATATAATGTTCGTAGATATTTAAATCAAGAAGTTTTGGATGCGTCCAAAGTCTTAATGACAAGAAAAATAATAGAGCAAGCGGACACTAATTCATTGACTTATTTAGAAGAACATTACATCATGCCAAAATTAGACGCTAATTCTGAATTGAAAGAATTATACGAAGATTTGATTCGAATAGATAACAATGGTATGTTTGTTGATATAATGCTAAATGAATTTAACAAAGCTGGGATGAGTCTTTATAAAAGATTAGAAGATCCAGAATTATTTGCAGAATCAAAAGAATTTATGCGCTTTCTGTATAATATTGCAAGTGGTGTTTCAACGAATGCTGAAGATTTAAAGTTTAATAGAGATTATTTTAAGGTAGCTATAATTTTGTCCGCAAGCAATAAAACTCTTAATCATGCTGGTATAACGCCATTTGTTAATGCTGTTTTTAGGGATTTGTCAGATGGAATTGAGACAATTTACATTTTGGGGTTAGGAACAAAGCGTGATATTGCTCAACAAATTTCAGAAGCAATTGGGAATGACTATAGAATTGATAGAATTATTAAGCATACATATAAACATGTTAATGAAACTGGCAGACGGGTTCCAGGAGTATTTTTTGAATGTTGTGTATATAAAGATATAGAAACTGATCATTAATAAAAGAGCAGGACTAATCTCCTGCTCTTTTTCAATACAAATAAAAGAGTAGCAATTTTTCACTACTCTTCTATCTTATTTAAAAATCTGAGCCACAGCCATTGTGGTTTCAAAAGGATCTAATGATATACTTTCAGAGTTGGCACAAAGTCTATACTTTAAATATAAAGAACAACTATCAGTATTACAATGGAAAAATATTATAAGAAAGGTTGTAGATATAACTTCAAAATATGATAATACAATAGATACAAATATAAATTTTGAGGTTATTCGAAAAAATAGAAAAGAATGGAAATATATTTTACAAATGATTATTTTAGTGACGATTATTATTTGATGGTTTTAGAAGATATACAGGATAGAATATTTATTAAAAAATATCCGTTTTTCAAAAGCCAACTAAAATTGTCAAAAACATTAGATTTTAAATTAAAAATATATGGCGAAGATATTATGAGAGAGGTTGCATTTAAGCCTCTCTCACTTTAATTTTTAAGTTCTCTATTCTTTTAATATTCTCATTACTCTTCTATCTTATTCAAATTCTGAAACGCTCTATCAAACTCATCACGTATTATCATTTTTATCGCAGAATATATAATTAAATCTTTTTCATTATCAGTAAGTATTTTGATATAATCCTTTAGTTCTTCATCATCCATGTTTCTCATTAAAAATATTTTGTCTGTTAATTTTGACATGTTGGTACTCTCCTATTCTTGAATTTATGCAGAAAGGTCTTGATAATATGAAAAACATATTTATATTTATTATTGGTATTTTATCAGTAACATGTATGCTTACTTCGTCAGCAATTTTATGGTACTTAATGGTTCAAACATCATGTAAAATGACAGTTGTCGGAATCATGCTGTTCTTAGTTGGAAGCGTACTTATGAAACACTATATTAAAAACACCTAGAGAGATATGCCTGAAAACTTTGCAATAAAATATAATATAACGGCAGTCAATACACCACCTAAAGCACCAACTATTGTATCGCTTATCTTATGTTTAGCTTTATCAATACCAGTTTCATTTAATTGATTTTTGAGTTCTGATATTTGATTGTTCTGTTCTTCAATCTTATTATTTGATTCAACTAACTGCAAGGTAGCGTTATCAAGCTTATTCTGTAATTCTATTACTTCTTTTGTAAGTTTCTGTTGTTCTTTTACCATAGTATTCTCTGTTTTAGGTATTGGAGTTTGTTGAAACTCATAGTGAACAGGTGGTACAGAATCTAATAGCTTTTGCGGATCAATACTTTTGAGCTGATTATTTAATTCTACTGGTGTTAGATTCATAAGAAGTCTCCTTATAGAAAGCAGGTGAAAATATGTTAAATTCTGTCGAACAGCAAATAATTCAACATGAAAAAGAGTCTTATATTGCCGACCATGTTGTAAAGCGTCTATTATGTGAAAAATATACTCAACAAGAATATCGGAACATTCTTAAAATCGTTGAGGAACGGCTTCTTGGTAAAGGTGTGTATGAGGATCTTGAATGCGAAGAAAAAGACATACTTGTTTTTAAAATAGTAAAATAATTCTACCACGTATAACCGTAATCACCGCACTTGAAAGTCTTGTTAATCTTCTCACTAAAGATGCTGAAAGTAGCAACTAACAACATACTATCTTTAAAGAGAGAATATATAAATATGAGGATAACATAATGTCATCCTCATACCATTGTGCACCGTGTTACACTAAACACTCAAATTTTCTAGCAGAAATTAAAATAATTATGTAAGTTATTTGCGTTTAATTTTGAACCAGAGATGTTTGCCAGCATGTAGTTCAAAATACTTTACACTTCTTACAACATTGCAAGCTAATAATATCGCAATCATTGCAAGCAAGGTAAACGCAAAGGCAATTGCAATCGTGCAAAAGCACGAAAGCAAAATAGTAAAAATCTGTTCCATATCTCACCTCCCTTCTGATTGTATAGTAATCGTCTTGGGAAGTTATATGGGACAGAATGTCCAGAATTGTATAAACTTCTGATGTGAATACACCTTCGCTTTCTATGGTTCTAAGCCATTTGGTGTATAGTTAATGAGTTGCATCTGTATATATACAGTTCTTATTTAATGTAGCACGAAATTGGAAATCATTGTAGTCTGAACATATGTTTTCACACATAGAAAAAGATCTGTTGGATTGCAGGTCTTTTTTGTTATCTAAATATCGCAGAAAGGAGATTATACTGTTAATGAATTTTATATTTTCAACAATAAATAAAAAGAAAAAGATAAAACAGTTTTGTTTTGGAACACTTGATAATTATGCAGATCTGATTTGCGGAATCATATACAAGTGTGCTATTGAGACTAATAAAAAATATGATGTACCAATGAATAAGACCGTTGACTATATGCTATCAAAAATCAACAGTATTGATATTGAAGATTAAAAACAACCTTACTCTTCTATCCTATTTAATAGTCGGAACGTAAATTCTTATTTATCTTTACTCAATTCCTCTTCCATCTTATTAAAATCTAATCCATACCTCTTTTCAAGTTCATTGAGTATATTATATATTCCCTTACCAATGAATAAATGATTAGATCCGAATACATACTTCATAGTATGAACTTCCGATGGAGAAATTTCGGATACTTTATAACGATATGTACTCATATTTTCGTTCTGATATACTTTTACAGGATATCTATATCCAAGACCTTCGATTCCTGTATATCCGTCATATGAATTTGGATTATAGCATTCTCTTCCAACTTCGTATTCAAGTTGAGCTATGAGTGATGCAATATTCTGTGTATTTTTCATTTGATATACTCTCCTTTAAAAATCTGAATTACAATTATTGCAATGCCATTGCTTTCCTATTTTCTTACTTGCTAATCCGAACATAGCAGTCGAAGTTATACGACTTACTGTACCAATTTTAGATGTGTTTATTGAATGACAATATGGACATTCAACTGATTTGTTAGTATTTGATGTATCAATATAGTATTCTTTTGACTGGCTACCATTGACTAAAGTTTTAACACAAAATATTCCAGAAATTACAGTAAGCAATCCACCAAGGGTAATCAATATATAAGCAATATTTTTTGTGATGTCCAAAAACATTACACCTTTTTCTTTCATTATTTCCTCTTCCACTTGATATTCGTAAATATGAAGTTGCGAAGTATATTTTGGCTCATTTTGCATATTATGAAGAGTTTTATTATATTGAACTGCATACACCCCTTTAAAAATAAAACCACATATTGTAGCTACTAATAAAATCATAAAAATATAGAATCTTATTTGTTTTTTCAGAATATCAAAATTCTTTTTCATAAGGAATCCCCCCTAAATATTATTTTTATTACTTCAAACATGATAAAAATACATATAAATTATAACATAGTATGATATTCAAGACAATGACAAATACCTCTGGAAAAACTGGGATTCAACCAAACAATTTTATCAGTGGTTTATTTAACGGTGATTTATTTAAAAAACAAACCTTTAGCTTGTCGGAAGTGTTGTCAACATCAGATGTGGATGCAATTAAGGCGTATAATAAGCAAATTGATAAATGTGTGACATCGCAAACAGCATTTAACCGTACAATGCTAAATACTTCAAAGGAAGCTCAAAATGTTGTTGCTGCCGCAAACGGAAACAAAGTAGCTCTTGATGGATTAACAAAATCTTCTAAGGCTGCCGAATTAGGTATGAAAGCACTTGCAATGGCAGGTAATATGCTATTGATATATGCTTTAACGAGTGCGGTTGGCATTATATATAAATGTGCTACTGTTTCTGATCGATTAGCAGAATCTGCCGCACAGATGGGTTCTGAATTTGCTTCGACAAAATCTGATATTTCAGATTACAAAACAAAAATTGAAGAATTGTATCAGACTATCAATGATGATACTTCTTCTTATGAAGATACTTATAATGCTCGTCAAGAGTTATTAAAAATTCAGGACGAGATGATTGATAAATTCGGAGATGAAGCCGATGCTGTAAAACTCGTTACAGATGCAATCAATGGTCAAACAGATTCATTAGATGCGCTTACTCAAGATAAATGGCAGGAAACTGTAAATGCATTTAATTCGGATAGGGGTAAGGGTTGGACTGAAAAAGTTGCTGATGCCTTTGCGAATATTGGACACGGTAATAATTTCCAACGAATGATTGATGAGATGGAAGATACCGAAGTAACATTCCATATGATTCCTATGTATGGAGATGATACTTATGAAGAATTTTCTAAGAAGCTTAAAGAAGATTTCGGTGCTGATATTACTCGTACTGAAAGAGATGATGCAATCACATTATCTGGTGATTTAGATACCATTTATAAGCAATTATTAAATATTCAAACTCTTGCAAAAGGCATGGGTATAGATGATACTTTCTTGAATGATTTGGGTAATCAAGCAGATGAAGCCAAGTCAAAATTAGATGAATATCAAGAATTGTACTCTCAACACGTTTTGTATGACAAGATTTTTAATTCAGAAGATTTCGAAAAATCTTTTGACAAAATAAACAAAGCATATGAGAAATATCAAGACGCATTTGCTTCAGGTGATGAAGAATCTATCGAAAAAGCAAAACAAAATTATGCGGAAATCGTACAAAGTGCTACCGAAGGATTAGACGACCAAAGTGTTATTGATTATTTCAATAATATGTATCCCGATTTGCAAAAAGTTGTTGGCGGTTGGGAATTTGAGGTCAAATTCAAAGCTGCTGTTGATGACGATAGTGATGACTTTGAAAAAGGTGTTCAAGATGCGGTAAATAAGTTTGATACTGTAGAGGACATTAAAAATTATAATCCTAAAGTTGCCACAGACGAACAGAAAGACGCATATTTACAGCTTAAACAATACGCTGACGATTATGGATTGACTCTTGACCAGTTAATTGATAAATTGGTTCAGTTAGGTTTACTCCAATCTCAGCCAAAATCTGATTTATTAAATAAACTGCTTCCAAGTAAATCTACCCCAACAGCAGGTGTTACTTCCGCTTTAACAGATGCTATGGACGGTGTAGATGCTGATGAAGCTACAAAGTGGGTAGAATCTCTCACTGAAGAAGAAGCTAAATTGGCTAATTCGAAGGATTTTGAAAACGCACTAGAAGAACAGAAAAAGAAGTTAAATGGTGCTAGTTTATCAGCAGATGATTATGCAGCAGCACTACAGACTGTTAAAGATAAACAAAATGAAAATTCCAATGAAACATCGATTTCTTCTACCGACATTCTCGCACAAGTGCAAGCCCTCTCAACAGGTTTAGACCAGCTTGATAAAATTTATGCAGATGTCTACAACAAAGAAGATTTTGATTGGTCATCCATCCTCAATAATGACGGATTCAAAGAAGCGTTTGGTAACATGACAAATGTTACTGAAGAATATAAAAATGCTTATGATGACTTTATTAAGACCATCAGCAACAACCCGTCTGATTTATCTGCTTGTCAGTCTGCGTTCGATAATCTTGCAACGGCGTATATTTATAATTCTGATGCATTAAAAAATGTTACAGAAGACACGAAAGCATCTACTATTGCCATGCTTGAGCAAATGGGTATTGCCAATGCTGAAGAAGTTGTTACAGCGCAAATTGCAAACAATCTATTAGAAGCAAGAGCGGCTACTTTAGACTTCGCATCTGCTACTGATGCAGATATAAATTCTCTGGTTGCTTATGCAAATCAGTTAGGACTTACGGCGGCAGACGTTGCTCAATTATGTTTAAAGCAAATAGACGTTTCCAATAATCCTATAAAGACACAAGCTTCATTGGCAAATTTACAATCGCTAATTTCTATGGCGGGCGTTACAGGTGATAAATTAACATATTTATTAAAAATGATAAATGCTGTTAATAATGTTGCTTCTCTCGCTGCGTCAGGAAAAGCTACGCAATCACAGATTACAGCGGCTGGTAGAATAGTTGAAAATCTGCAAGGTCAAATGAAGAACATATCTACAGCCAATGTAAAACCACAAGTAAGTTATTCTGGTGGTACATCCACTAAATCAGCAATAGACAAAGCTAATAAATCATCTGGCAATTCTTCTAAAGACTCTAAAGAAACAAAAGAAACATTCAACTGGGTCGAAACGGCAATAAGTCGTATACAACGCGCAGTAACAAATCTTGGCAAAATTGTATCTGCAACTTATAAATCATGGTCTACGCGCAACTCTGCTCTCTCATCTGAAATGTCAGCAGTTACACAGGAAATATCCGTTCAACAATCTGCATATCAGGCATATATGGACAAGGCAAACTCTGTAGGGTTATCAGATTACTATAAAAATCTTGTTCAAAATGGCGGTATGTCTATTGATGTCACAGATGACACACTTAAAGAGCAAATTCAGACATACAAAGAATATTATGAGAAGGCTCTTGCCGCTTCGGATGCCGTTCAGGATTTGAGAGATAATCTTGCCGAACTTGCAAAAACCAAGTTTGATAATCTAGCGAAGAAGTTTGAAAATGAGTTAGATCTCATTGAGCACAAATCATCTATGTTAGATAAATATATTGACCAGACAGAAAAGAAAGGTGAAATTGTATCCGAGCATTTCTATACAACCTTAATCCAGAACGAGCAAGCAAATGTGGACAAGCTTCAGAATGAATACAATTCGTTATTCAATCAATTACAGGACTCCCTTAGTACAGGTGGTATCGAGGTGTATTCTGACGATTGGTATGAAATGGTAGGTCAGATAAATGATGTTGAAGAAGCACTCGTAGATGCAAATTCCGCGTTGGTTGATTATGAGAAATCCCTTCTGAAACTTAGATGGGATAATTTTGATTATTTACGTGACTGCATTAGTGATATTATATCTGAAACAGAGTTTTTAGCTGATCTATTGGATAATAAGAAATTGTTTGATGATTCCGGTCATTTAAACAACTACGGTGAGTCTCTAGGGGCGTTGTATGCTATTGAATATAATACATACATGAACCAGGCAGATGAATACGCAAAAGCCATTGACGAACTAAATAAAGCCATTGCTGCCAACCCAAATGATAAGGATTTATTAGATCGTAGACAAGAGTTATATGATGCACAGCGTGAAGCGATCAAAAATGCCGAATCCGAAAAGGATGCCATCAAAGACCTCATCTCTGATGCATATGATGCCCAGTTAGAAGCTTTGCAAAAGTTGATTGATAAGCGAAAGGAATTGCTAGACGCAACTAGCGACTTGTACGAGTATGAAAATACAATCAGTGAAAAGACTGATACAATCGCAAGCTATCAGAAGCAGTTACAGGCTTATCAAGGAGATAATTCAGAAGAAGGTGTCGCAAATAGACAAAAAATCCAAACCGAACTTGAAAAAGCTCAGAAAGATTTACAGCAGACCGAGTATGAAAAGTGGAAATCGGATCAAACTGCTATGTTGGACGATTTATACAGTGAATATGAAACCATGTTAAATAGTCGTCTTGACGACATAGATGCTTTGGTGCAGGATGTTATAAACCAAAGCAATGCAAATTCAGTTGAGATCCAGGGAACAATAATTGATGTTGCCAACCAAGTAGGTTACAATATTTCCAGTGATTTGCAAACTATTCTGGACACCAATAATGGTATGTATGATATGGTTGCGTTTTACAATGAAAATTTCACTGGTTTACTTACAACAACCAATATGTCTATTAACGGTGTCACTGACAGAATTAATGCAATGATAAGTTATTCAGACTCAAATGCGGTGAATATTATAAACAGTATCAATACTGCCGCGAACAATATTGTAACTGCGTCTTTACAGGCAGCATCTGTTTATTCTAGCACAATCGCATCGTTACAGTCTCAGCTTACACTTGCTACTATTACTGCAAACAACAATTCTTCTAATCATAGTGGCGGGTTTTGTGGGGGTGGGAGGAGGGGGGGGGGGGGGGGGGGCTGTGAAA